TCTCTCTCATCTGCTGCTTTTTTTACAAGCCAGCTGTGGTCAATAGTTACAATCATAGGTTTACCACCTAACTCATTGAAGTAGTGATGAATAGCTTTCTTCATATCAGCAGAAGTAAGAGGCTTCTTTATACGTATTCTTTGTACACCAAGCTTCTCTAGTTCTTCTGCATCTTTCAGATAGTTTTCCATTTGCTGATAAGCAAAATCATCTAACTGTTTTTTAGAAGATAGGACTACGTTATAGTCCATAGCAACCTGTGCCGCAAACTCTCTTGCAGCATAGGATTCATCACCCATCTCAAACTGGAACTCTAAAATAGAAAACTCTTGATCTGGATTGAGTCTTTTAGACTCTCTCAGGATATGACTAATGAACATAGTCTTACCTGCAGCGGGACGTGCACCTATTGTAACTAGGCTACCCCACTCTATACCACCAATGGTTGCATTGTTAATAGCATCCCAAGGTGTTCTTAAGGACTTAATGCGTCCTTTACGTCTATCATTAATGTATTTTAGACCTTTGCGTAACCCTTCAGCGTGCGTAATAGCACCATAGGGCCTTTCTATTTTTTGATCCATGTAAGATTGTATTATAAACTAGCTAATGATTTACCAAACACTTCTTGTACGATGTCTTTAGCTTGTGCTAAACTTTTCATACTGGCGTTTAATGAGGCTCTGTGTTCAGCATTTCTGACTACAGTCTCTAGTATTTCAAGGTTTATAATACGTAGATCAGGTCTTGATTCGTCTACTACGGGGAGTGTTTTAAAGAAATCCTTTAAGTCCTCAGAATTGTGGGTTGTGTTACTCATGTCAAATTGTTTAATGTAATTCAAATATATGATAACTTGGGGAAAAAACAAAATTTTTCTAAGGTTTTTCTTGGAACCACTTAGCATTTTGTATTTTATAATGTTGTAGAGCTGGTTCTAGTATTTCTGGATGGTCAAGTAAAAAATCACATTGATCAGCTAATTCAGAAACACCAAACTTATCTATAAAGTATGAACTGTTTTTCATGTACTCAAAGTTTTCTTTCTCTTTTTCAAAGATGTAATACTCTGTAGCTAAATGAACTAAAGTCCAATCATAACTAGTATACTTTTTGAAGAATTCTAAAAACTTTGTCTTTAGTCCTTCTACGTTTGTTTTAGATACTGCACCTGTAGGTAACTTACCTCTAGGAAATAGATTTCTATAGTAGTTTATTTTTTCTAAATACTCGTCACCTAACACTTGACTAGCTACCTTCTTTTTAGTCTTGACGAGGAAGGTTTCAAACTCATCTAAAATTAATAATGCTCTTTCTGTCAGTTGACCATCATCATCTATAAATCCTTTAGCTCTGCAGATATTAGCTTCAGCTTCTTGGTTTATTATACCAGTAGGCTTTATTCTACTTCTGCAACAGTCAAGAAAGTAAATCTGATTGGGGCTGACGTTGTACTTGATTAGTGTTGTCCATAATTGGTGACTCATGCTGTTCTCTGATATGTTTAAGGATGGTAAAATATTTTAAACGAAAGCTTTCATTAGTTTCTACTAAATCACTGAATGCGTTAACATTATGTATAATAGTAGTATGGTCTCTATTACCTAGCATTTTTCCTATAGAAATTAAGTTATACTTCATGGATCTAGCCATATGGCAGAAAATAGATCGTAATTCTACGATGTCTCTTTCTCTAAGCTTGGACTCTAAAGGTATTACCTGATCAAATTTTTTAGGTAAGAAAGGATCAAACATCTTTTTTAAACTCTGAAGACTCATAATAGGAATAGAGGTATCCCCTTGGACTTTAGAACTACTGACAATAATGGGATAATATCCCAGTTTTTCATAAAATAGGTCTTTAAACTCTGTGATAAGCTTTTTCTCAAGCTTGTTGGCGTAGGTTGTTGTTTCCATGGTTATTCTAGTTTTATGCACAAATCTAGGTTATTTCCTGGATATTTTGTATATTATAATGTAGGGATTATAGAAAATCTACACTTTAAATATTTATATATAAATACTTTACACCATGGCTAATACTTTTTATGCCCAAAAAGATGCTCTAGGTTACCCTGTACCGGGTACATTAATGAGTGTTGAAACTCCGTCAGCTGTTCCTGCTAACACCTTAGTAATTCCTGCAGCTAACACTTTGACAAGTCCACAGAATGTTCGTAAGAACGGAATGAGATACTTTGTAAGAAAAGATAAGAAGGGAAATATTATTCCTAACTCATTGATTGCTAGTATTAAAAGACCATCTGGATTAGTTTACGAGTTTCAACCTACAAAGTAATGACTAGAGAAAATCCATCTATAGCAGCTTTTAAGGTTTGGATATTTCCATCCTTAGTGTCTCTTGTTAGTTTACTCATCTGGAATGATGTAAACGAAATAAAAGCTGACGTAAAGTTGTTAATGGCTCAGTCTAATATAGACAAGACCAGGATTGATAACTTGGAACGTCAGATGTTCAAAGCTGCATCAGCTCCAATAGCTCCAACTCCAGAAGTACCTAAGTATCAAGAAGTTGTAGCAATGCTACCTGATGATAAAGCTTTTAAACTAAAAACAATTAAGTATGACTTTTAAACAATGGGCCCTAGATCTTTTTAAAGATGAGCGTGGATCTACCTCTATTAAACCAGTGGTAGGTTTTATGTGTGCATTATTTCTATGTGTCACATTAACTGCTAATAGCTTTACTCATGGTGACATTAAGCCATCTGATGCGTTAGTAGAATCCGTAATGTACATCTGTATAGCAGCCTTGATTGGTGATACAGGTGATAAGTTCTCATTTAAAAAGAAAACCGATGAATAAAGTATACATTTTTATTATAGGTGTATTAGTAGTCTTTGTTCTTTTACAGAATAAAGGTTGTGTAGGTGGAGGAGAACGTCCTACATCTGACACTTTGATAGTACATGATACTACCTGGTTCAAAAAGGATAGTTTAATATATTCAAAACCTTTGCCGGCTCAGATTATTCATGATAGTTTGTTTATAGCTGGTAAGACAGAATACTTAGCTGATACTAATTATGCTGCTCTTAAGGTACAGTTTGACAATCTTGTTAAGATGTACACTGCATTAGCTATATACGTTGACAGTGTAAAGCTTGATACACTTGGTTATGTTGTTGTAACTGACAGTATCAGAGAAAACAAAATAGCTGGTAGATCTTGGAAGTATGACTACAAGATTCCATTTGTTACTAAGACAGTAACTGTCACTAACCAAGCTCCTGCTAAAACACAATTGTATGTAGGAGGTGGTATAAATACAACACAAACTTTAGGATTACATTCTGCAGAAGCAGGACTTATTCTAAAGACTAAGAAAGATAAAATCTACGGACTTAAAGCCGGATCTGATATAAACGGTAACATTTCTTATGGATTCCAGACGTACTGGAAAATTGGTAAAAAAAATAAATAGTATGAAAAAGATTATTGAATTAGTAAAGAAGTTCTTATTTGGTAACAAAGTACAAAAAGCTGTAGCTGTTGCACAAGTTGCTAAAGAAGTTAAGAAAGTAGCTCCTAAAGCTGCTCCTAAGAAGAAGAAGTAGTAAACAATTATAGATATGAACTTAGACAAACTAAAAGGACACGTTCCGGATACTGTGATTGCACAGATTCCTGGCGTAATGGAAAGCTTTGGTGTTAATACACCATTGAGACTGGCTCACTTCTTAGCACAATGTGGTCATGAATCTGGGGGATTCAGACTTACTCAAGAAAACCTTAACTATTCAGCTAAGGGTCTTATGGGTATTTTTAAGAAATACTTTCCTACACAAGCACTAGCTGATGCTTATGCTCGTAAACCAGAAAAGATTGCTAACCGTGTGTACGGTGCTAGAATGGGGAATGGTCCTGAAGCATCAGGAGAGGGGTTCAAGTTCCGTGGAAGAGGATATATTCAATTGACGGGTAAAAGCAACTATGCTGCTTTTGATGCTGCTGTACCTGATGATATCCTTGCTAATCCTGATTTAGTATCTACTAAACACGCATTAGCATCTGCAGCTTGGTTCTGGAAAAAGAATGGTTTAAATCTTATTGCTGATACTGGCTCTTCTACAGAAGTAGTAACCAAAATTACTAAGCGTGTAAACGGTGGTACTATTGGTTTAGCTGATCGTATCAAGCATTTTAAAGAGTATCACGCATTACTTGCATAAAAACCAATAACTATGGCAAAAGCTAAAGGATCTGAAGCTAAAAAAATCAGCTTCGGTAAAAGAAGACTTGGTCGTCACAGTAAAACTAGTGGACCAAAGCAGAAACATGTTAAAAAATACAGAGGGCAAGGGAGGTAATAACTCTTAGCTCTCACAAAAGAAGAAAGTATGAGGGCTGTTTTACTTAACTACACAAGCAAACTTGGGGACCTTATTGCTAAGATATTTATAGGCATAGTATGTCTATGGATAGTTTTTGCTTTAAGTATTCAAGTTTATATGATCTACTTGCACTTTTCTGGGCAAGAAAATAAGACTTTAGCAATTTCTAACTGGTTCAGTTGGAAGTTTGATGGTACGTTCAAAAATGATCCAGGTAATATCTGGTATGAAGCACCTAAGAAAATAGATATATCTGCTGTTACTAATAAAGTGGTGGTAGGTTCTCTTGCTGGTAACCGTAACCTGGAGTTTGGTGTAAAGAATGTACTAGAAGAAGCACTTCAAGAGAAAGAGTATGAGTTAGATAAGAATGCTAATCTTAAGTTATCTGTAGAGATAATCTATTTAGATGTACTAAAGACGCAATCTAGTTTTTCTGTACTACACAATAATAAAGAGTCAGTCGTCATTAGACTACGTGGTCTTTTATATAAAGAGGGAAAGCTTGAAAAGAAAATTATTGTAGAAGAGTCTGCTGATGAAATATCCATGTCAGCTCTTCTTGTAGATGAAGGGGGTAAGTTTAACCAACAAAATTTAAGTTCTGCTTTAAAGAAAGCTTCTGTTTCATTGGTAAATAAACTATTATAATGAAGAATATTATTACGACACTTTTTGTGACACTTTTTACTTTTATTGTGACACTTTCTTATGGTCAGCAAAAGTTTAAAGCTTCAACTTATGTAGGTGGGTCTTCTCTTAACAGAGGAGACGTTTTTGATTATATTATTTACGGTAATGGTATGAATAATGCTACTACACGTCAGTTATTGTTTGATGTGCAGTATGACAAAGATAACTTTGAGATTGTATCTGTAAATCATACTGGTACTGGTGGTAACGGTGGTATTCTTCCTCAACAATCTACTATTAATTTATCTTGGTATAACTATCCAGGATATAATTTTATACCAGTAACATCTGGTTCTAGTAATAATACTACCACTAATGGTACTACTAATTATCAGTATGCTCAATACAATTATGCTGCTAATAATCCATATGCTATTTTAAGAACTACACTTTCTTGGGCTACAAATTCACCTATGCCATATAGTGGTTATAGTGATTTTATTAAGATTAAGTTTAGACTTAAAGCTGCATCTACAGCATATACTTTTAATCCTATTAAGCTAAACTTTGTAGCTGGTTGGAATGCTGCAGGTACTTGGGATAATACTATAATGGAAACTCCATTATCTACAGCAGTAGTAATGAACCAGAACTTTGGTAAGTATGTAACAGCTAAAGTAGACTTAAACTCTAACTTATATAATCTTTCTGCATTAAAAGTATCTTTTAGAGATACTCTTACTAACCAGGGTGTATTATTTCCTATTACATCTACAGGAGAAGTTGATATTAATCAAAACTCTTTAGCTGCTAATAAAGTATACGAGGTTAGTGTAATGCATGACATGGATCAGTTGTATAATATTTATAACAACGCTATTACTATTTCAGACTTTACTTCAGCTCAAGGTGAGTTTACATCTATGGGACTGGATGGGTCTAATGGTCAAAGCTTAAACACTGGACAATCATTATTTGCTGCAGATATTAACCGTAACAAATCTATTGATGGTGGTGATCTTCCTCCATTACTTGCACAAGTAGCAGGTATAGATACTTTGATGATGCTTCCTAATAGTTATACATCAGGTAGTGGTGGTTGGATGAGTCTTCCTACATGGAGTGCAGCTGATGCTACTACTATTGCAGGTCAAGTAGAGTGGGCTTACGTTACTGTAAACGGATACTCTAATGGTGTAAGTAAGTTACACATTGATGTAAGAGAATTTGCTAGTGGTGTTACAGCTGAACAAATTAAATCTGTACAGTTATTTGATGTTTATACAGGTCCTGTTGAGTTTGTAAGTAATGATGGAACATGGGCTATATATAGACTACCATCTTCTTTAACAAAAGTTACTGACGGTTCTAGTACATATATTTCTTCTATAAGAAATATGCAAGGGTCAGATTATGGGTTTAGAGCAGAGTTTGAGATGAATACATCTGTAAATAACTCTTGGGGCTCTATTACTAAGTCAAACTGGAAAACTATTACTATGCCTCGTACTTTATTTAAAACAGGCACACTTGGTACTAATGCTGTTTTAGATCTTAAGTATCTTTTATGGGGTGATGTAAATAGATCTCATTCTTCTCAAGTTGTTACTATGAGTGGAGGAAACACTTCAGTACAGACTAATGCTGTTAATAGCTTAGCTACTAACACTGCATTTAGAACTATGGCTGTTCAATCTAATAGCACAGGTACTTCAATTACTACACCTGGAAGTTTAAATGTTATTGATGTAAACTTAAATAATTTAACTGTTACATCTAACACTATAGAAATTCCAGTTAGCATAGATACAAAAGGTGCATCTGTTACTGGATTACAATTTGAATTTACATTTGACCCAGCTAAGATTAAGTTTGAAGAGTTATTAGCTACTGTACCAAACACTTGGTATGTATTTGCAAGCTCTAAAGATGGTCGTGTTAAGTTTGGTGCTCTAGATAAGAACAACTCAGAAGCTATCAAAGGAACTAATGTACCGTTTAAACTTAAGTTTAGTACAATAGGTCAAGGTGTTGATATTGTTACATCTGTAAAGGTATCACCTCTTATGGATGCTGCAGATATAAAAGGAAATCAGTTAGGTATTAACCTTAACTCTACTCAAATTAAATTAACAGGTTATAATAACTTCTAAGATGAAAGAGACTAATAAAATACTAGGTATATATTTATTGTTTATATTAATTTTTGTAATTTATTCTTGTACTAAGATAGAATTAGAAGAGCCTACTCCTATTAATCTAGGTGTGCAGTCTACATCTACAAGTATCAAGTCTATTACACAAAGTGGTAATATTATTACAGCTGAGTTTGCAACCACTGTCGGTGCTAAATACTCTGTATTAATTGTACCTTTTGGTAAAGAAGAGCCGGTTAAAAAAGAAGGCTTTACAGCTACAGAAGAAGTAACTAAAAAAGTATTTGATCTTAAACAGCTCGTTAAGCAAGATTATGATCTTATCTTTATAGATATAAACGGTAAAGAAGTAAAACATCCAATAATTATAAAATAGAATATCATGTCAGAAGAAACACAAGAAGAAGGAACCTGGTCAAGTCTTAAGAAGACTGTGGTCGGTGTATTAGGTACTGTTGTTACAGCCGGTGGTGTGTGGTTAACTACACTATTAGGTGGTGGAGATAAAGAAGCAGCTCCTGCTCCAGCTCCAGCCCCTGTAATTAACATTACTAACTCTAACAAACAAGCTCAACAAGCTGGAGGTGGAACTAAAGTAATTGAAAGAGTTGTAGAAAAACCTGTAGCTCAGCCTGCTCCACCAGCAGCTAAAGTTAAAAAGAAAGAAGGTGATGAGTTTAAAGAAGAAGCACCAAAGTGGTAATTAATTAATAATACGTTTATATGGAAAACAACACACAATCAGGTGGTTTTAAAGAACTACTAGCCTCAATGATGATGAGACGCTGGTTTATTACAGCGTTAGTACTTGGATCTTTTATGCTTATTATAGCAGGTATTTTTACTGCTATTAC